TAATCACCTGTTATATCCATATAGGCACAGCGAAAAGCTATACTCTCACTTATGGAATTAACAATAGTGGTTGTTGGCACTCCTGATACGTTAATACCATGAACATCAGCAAGATCGCTATTGATAGAAACACATGGATGCACACAATCACTCGTGTATGATTCCATAATTTTAATGGCTTCATCACTATAATGAATACTGTGCTTAGCTAACTCTATCAAAACACCATATGCTGTAAGAAGAAGTAAAACTGATAAGGATACATCCCATTTCTGGAAATCACCATTACACACTTTACCTCCATCACTATAGCTAAGAAGATTCTCAGCTACCTGTGACCACATTTCTGAGTCCGTTCTGACACCAATAAGTGTTTCAGTTAAATGAGGAAATTTCATAAACAAATTGATTAAGGGTAAAAAATACATCCTACCAACAATTGTTAAAGTGAAAGGTGCCCCATAAAACATGCGTATCATAGCCAAAATCATTTTACTCTTTTTAATAGGCTCATCTTTTAGAGCCCCAGTAAAGACAGCATGATTAAATTCACCTTTACAGCCACTATCAATATACCTCTTCAAATGATCTGATTGTTCATCAGTTAATTGATATTTACTACTAATAGCATCAATTAAAACGAGTGAAGTATATTTGGGTGAATTTTCCGGGAAACCCATGGAGGTCTTGAAGTTCAATCTCTTAGATTCTTCATTACCATGTAGAGCTTCCTCCAATGTTAAGGGTTTAATTTCCTTAAGAACTGTAACAAATTCCTTATCAGAAAGAAGCCGCTTAAGATATAAAGCTTGGGCTCTTTCCAGTTGAGATAGTGGTATATTACATTTGGTTCTTGTCAGATTCAAACAATTAACTGCGTAAGGATTACGCGTGTAATCCTTCATACCATTAGGAGCTAAGGGAGTTTTAAAGTTTGGAACTTGCATCTCCCCAACTTCCGGTATAAGACCAACTACGATATCAAAGAACTTAGTTTTAAAATACTTTGATGTCATTTTAGCTGCATGTCCCCTAACACTACCAATTGGTTCAACCCTATAATGAGCTATCCAATTCCAATTGGATTTCTTGTGTAAGGGTTGTAGATCGCCCTTATATTTATTAACATAAGGGTCCTCT